TTCGATGAACTTTAACTTCTCTTCTAGCTTATCAACCAACACAACGTCATGGATGTTATAGTCAACAAACTTTTCAAAGTTCTGCATATAGAACTCATGCATCGACTCATACTCTGAATAGTCTAACTTCTTTTCACCAAGCTCATACTCAGCAATATGATCTAACCTATATGACTCTTGTGGAGTGTATGAGAACTTTTTGTATAGTGCCATGTAGTCGAGAACAGATATACCATATAGGTCATATACCTTAGGCAATGTTGAATCTTTCCCAATTTGACGCTCTTTGACAATTCCCCATGGTGATAGTCTGTTGGCATGCTTGACACCAAGTACACTCGAAATTCGTTTGTAAAGATAGGGTATGTCAAAATTCTCAACGTTCCAACCAGTTACAACATCTGGTTTCCAATTATTTGAATTCCATGCTTCAAGAAACTGCTCAAGCAAGTGACTTTCGTTTGTACACTGAACATATTTGACATCTTTACTCTTTGGTACATACGGCCTTGTTCCAAGAACAATAACCTTACCCTTCTTACGCATCGATAATGTAATAATTTCTTTGTCGGCATATTCCATATTAGGAAAGCCATTGAGGGTAGAGGTCTCAATGTCAAGAGATACTACATTTATATCATCGACATTGTAGTTGACTTCACCTTTGAATAAGCCTTGGATTGCTTGGTAAGTGTAAAGAGTAGAGCCGTAGATTTGAAAGCCATCAACGTTCGTGTACTTGTCTAGGAATTCTTTAGATTCTTTGACACTTTCAAAGTCTACTTTATCAGCATACTTGCCGTCCAGCGTCTTGTACTGTGATTTGTTTTTAGTCTTAACAAAAAGATAAGGACGGTAGTTATCACGATACTCAAATCGTTTACCGTCCTCGTACCCTCTCACATACATGCTATTACCATAAACCAACACATTAGTATAAAACTTCATATCACCTTCACTCTAAAGAGCTGCATTATACCACAACAAAATATTAGATTCAACAGTTATCTGATTGAAGATGCAATTTGGATACCTGAACCAAACATACGACTGTAATTATTTTCAAGATCGACTGATGGTTTGTATGTTGTCATTACGTGCTGTTCCTTGAAAGTGAATTCGCTTTCCTCTGCATAAGGAGCATAAGGGTACAGTGAAATACCAACACCTTCTTTAGTTGGAACAAGTTGTACGATACCGACGTTTTTCATTTTATATTTGTGTTCGTGATCTTTGGTTTTAGAGATTTCAAGGTCACCAATTAAATCTTCACCAGTAGTCAATCTAACAATATAGAGGCTCATAATATTCCTTAATTATAAAGGCCGGCCATTGCGGCCGGCATAGTTTTACAGATCTCTGTTTTGAGAATCTTCCATCAACAATTCACCCATTGGCTTGGCAGCTTGAGCATTGATCTCAATTTTCTTTGGCTTCTTGTGTTCTGGAATAATTCTTTCCAAAAAGATCTTCAGCATTCCGTTCAACATCTCAGCATTCTGGATCTCAACTTGATCGTTGAGAACGAATGAGCGAGCGAAGGCACGGTTTGCAATTCCTTTGTAGATGAAGTTTTCATTTTCATTATCGTCAGCAGTCTTACCAGCAACAATCAACTTACCATCTTCAAAAGTAATTTCGACATCAGATTTGCCAAAACCAGCGACAGCTAGTTCAACGACATACTTGTTGTCATCAACTTTTTTGATATTGTAAGGGGGATAGTTGGGAATGTTTTTTGCTACTTCGTCATGAAGTTTTGCGAGCTTGTTGAATGGTTCATCAAACCCAACAAAGAATTTATCAAGATCCTTAGTTCCAAATTTGAAACCAGGGCCAAAGACAAAGGTATTTGCTAATGCATTAAGTGCTTCTGTAGTCATATAGACCTCCTATTAAGCAAGGTTAAAGAAATGTGCCCCTGACGGCGGCACACTTCTATTTATACATCATCCACTAATGATAGTCAAGTTTTTATTGTCTCGAAGTGTAAATTTGCAACTATAAATTCTTTGACCAGATTGCTTCTGACAATATCTTCAACATCAAACTCAATGTTTCTGAATGATGGCATTCTATTGATGATCTGTACAAAGTCCTTCAGTCCAGATTGGTCGTGCTTTTTGTTGAGGTCTGTTTGTTTGAAGTCACCGCAGAACATAATTCTTGAGCCTTCACCAACCCTTGTAATGATTGAGCTTAGTTCTTGAAAGTTCATATTCTGGCACTCATCAACAATAATGATTGCTTTATCAATTGTGATACCACGAACAAAAGATGTAATCAAAAATTCAATGTTCTTTTGTTCAACTAGTCTCTCGTATGCTTGGTCTGTATTGAATAGGTCTTTACAGATTGCTTTGTAGGGTGCAAGATATACATCTGTCTTTTCTTTCTCATCTCCAGGTAGGTGTCCAATCTCTCTTGATGGTACTACTGAGCGAACAATGACAACTTTTTCAAAGATGCTTTTGTGATCCATCATTTCTTCTAAGGCTTTATAACATGCTATGAATGTTTTTCCTGTACCTGCTGCTCCGTGCAGCATCAACGCTTGATGACCTTCTTCGTACAACTCGTAAAACTTTCTTTGGTTTCTTGTTAGAGGGTCAAATAACTGTAAGTCGTCAAATTTAAGTTTTAACTTTCTTTTATTTTGTTGATCTGGGAATGGATGAATAGATGCTTGGGACACTCTAGCCTGTTTTCTCATGGACTACCCTTTTTGTTATAGTTAGAAACTAAAAGAGGCACAGATCTCGCGACCGTGTGCCTCTTGCCTTATTTGATTACTTTTCTTTCTGAGCCATCAAATTCCTTAGTGATCCATTTAAAATTATTTATATAATTAGAATCCTAAGATAGTTGGTGTAAACTTGAGTGGCTTACCAGGTTCATAATCTTTGGTAAAATAATCTACCATCATTTCAAACCTGAATGCAGAATCCTCTTCACCAGCATCTGTACATTTCTTCTGTGCATCTTGTAAGAACTTAATCAACTTGAAGTGATTAATACCATTCTCACGAATAGAAGGACCTTGCGCCCCACGGTATGGTTTAAACATCACCAGACTCCACAACAGATACTGATTGGATAGAGTCTACGCGGAAGGATCTCCAACCACCATTGTCAAGATCCCAAACCGAAATAACACTATCGTTTTCTGGTTTGACTTTATCTGTTTTCTTATCGTACGCTTCGACAAACTTTTCTTGCAATGTACATCTCATCTCTCGAACATTACCATCAGTTTTAATAAACACTACTTCAAGAACATCATTCTTGAGCAGCGAGCGGATAGATTGCTTTGTGTATTCCATTTTTCCACCTTTCAAAATCATCATAAAAGTATTCTGAGACTTCAACCTTAGCCTCTGATAGCATTATACGAGAGACCTTAAAATTAAACAACATATCTCTTGGATTAGATGGATTGAATGTTACAACTCTTTTAATGCCACGTTGGATGATAGACTTGACACATTCGTTGCAAGGGAACAGTGTGCAGTATAAAATAGCACCTTCAACATTGACAGGACTATTGTCCAGTGCATTTCGCTCTGCGTGACAGACGAATAACAGCTTGGTCTCCCGGTTCATGTATCTACTATCCAAGTCTACTACTCCAGCGGGGAATCCATTGTATCCTACGCTCACAACACGCTTACGAGAGTCGACTATGCAGCTACCAACTTTACGAGACGGATCTTTAGACCACGATGCAACAGTCTCACATAACTGAAGAAATCTGAAGTCCCACATAGTAATTTTATCGCTTTTTTCCAATATTATATTTTGCAACAAGCTCCCACTCGTCCTTTTCTTTATGTGTGATAACTTTCACTTGAGAGAACGGAGCAACTGGCTCACGTGATTTTTCAGGACTGACCAACTTGATTAATTCCCACTCTGCCAATAAATTGACAATTGTATTTCGTCTCGCAACATCATCTTCAGAAAAGTTAGAAGGTTTGCCATCCAGTGCAAACAACTCTTTAAAGTGAACGATGTAATACTTTCCTTGCTTATGAAGGATGTGGCATGATTGGAATAGTTTTCTATCTTTGCGCGAGGCTACACCAATACGTGTTAGTGTTTCTTTGATTTTAAGGAAGTCTTCTTCGGAAGTCAACAATACTTCGACAAGACTATCAACGATATTCATGATTGTCCACCTTTTTCTAATTTTTCTTTTATAGTGATCAATTGATCAGAAGAAAGGATTGACAACGCGCTCTTAGCTTTTTCTGGACTGTACCCATAATATTCCATTACAGCTGCAAG